AACGGTACCTATTGCTTTGGGTGAAACACAAATACAAGACGCTCAGAACACGATAGGTTTTTCCGAAATCACAGAACTTTCAGCAAACAGAGCCAACGGAGCCCACGAATCAATAACAGATTCAGAAAGCGTGGTTGATGAATTTGACCAGTCAAAATATGACAGTGCATGGTACTATGTTTTACAGAGACATGCTTCCGCAGATAGTTCAATACATTTTTCTACTTTCAAAAAAACAATCGCACAAGGAACATCAGATGGAAGCACGTTCGACGCTTTTGATTTGGAATCTTTTATAATAAAAACACAGAACGATGACAAAATTATTGGCACGTCATCGGACATTAGGAGTGCTGTAGGCAAAGTGAGATTCAAAGGAGAGTCCCCATTGCTATCGGACTCAACGAGATCAGATGAAACTGCATTATCCTTTTTCAGGATTGGTTTGGGAGACAATGATTCTTCTGGCTTCAGTGACGGAGCTGTGTCGACCGTTGTTGTTGCAGATCTTGATTCAGCCGCCGCAACGCTCGATTCATTTGGTACAGGAACTTATAGAGGTGCCAAGTACTATATTTCGGTCAACAACACGACCACCAACGAAGTTCAAAACAGCGAGGCCATTGTTGTGCATAACAACAGTGATGCGTTTATCAATGTTTACAACACAATAATAACCAATGCCGAAAATACTCCGTTGGCCACTTTCACGGCAGACATAAGTGGAGGCAATGTGAGGTTAAGAGGAGCAAATGGTACCACAGGAACCTGTAGGGTGACAATGTACAGGGTAGCATTGGCAGATGATGAGTCAGACAGCAGTGGCACATTTGAAAATATCATAGGTGCACAGACGGTCAGTAACACGGCATCCACAACAATCGACGCAATGACTTTCCGTGGCTCTGCCAGTCCGGATGTCAGTAGTCAAAAAACAATTAATTCGTTTGCAAAAACTTCTTTCGATAGTGTGTGGTTTCACACTGTGCAAAAGGATGTGACAAATAGTGAATTCATACTTAACAAATTATCAGTCAATCACGGAGTAACCAGTGATGGCAGTACCGAGGACGCATTCATTACAGAATCGGTCATCAACAAGTCAGGTGCCATGAATGATATCAATGCATACGACGTTGCAATAAATGGGTCAAATGTCGAACTACAGGCAACAGGAGTCAGTGATGGATCAACAACCGTGCAAAATGCTTTGGCATTCTTTGCTGTTGGACTTGGACCAAACACCACAACTGCAACATCCGGTAACATAGGAACACATGCCGGCGTTACAGCAGGTGGAAACACAGAAACTGTCATAGATCACGTTACCTCATCCGGAGAGGTTACATCTTTACTTGCTTCAGAAAGAACTGTTGATGATTTCACAGCCAGTCAGTATAACGGAGCGTTGTATCATGTCATTACACGTGACCTAGTGCATGGCAGTTTGGAAACACAAAAGGTTTCGGTCTTACATAATTTTGCCAATGCGTTTGTAACATCCTCGGCAGTAAACAGAACAGACCCTGCAGACAATCATCCAACCTTTGACGCCGACATCACCGCTTCAGGTGACAGTTCAGCATCAGTAAGGTTGAGGGCCACAGATGCAGACGGGTCCACCACACCAACAAACACCATGGCATATTTTAGGGTGGGAATAGGCGATGATGACTCAACAGGCTATACAGGAGAACTAGTTTTGGTGCATGATATTATGCATGTGGACATCATAGATAGTAGCACAGTGACACTTGACCAAATTGCACATGGATCACACGTTGGTGCAAAATATTTTATTAATGTAAAAAATCAGTCAACAGGTGAAACGAGCAACATTGAGGCATTGATCACACATGACGGAACCAACGCATACATCACAACATACAACGAATTCTTTTCCGGCAACAACAGTCTTATCAGTTTGACTGCGGACATAAGTGGAACAGCTTTTAGACTGAGAGCATCTGCAACGGCAGGTGGCAGTACAAAAGTCATAGTAAACAGGATAGTGGCCTTTGGCGACTCTGAATCTGAGGAAGCAAACAGCGACAGCACAAGGAAAGTCATAGGAAACACTATTGTGTCTAGCACAGCTACTGAATTTGATAGTTTTCCGGCAGATGTCACAGATGCTGTGCATTATGTCATCACAGGACAAAAAGGGTCTGATGAAAATTTTATATGTGAGGCCAATGTAATCACAGATGGAACAAATGTTTTTGTCACACAAGGTCCGAATGTCAGTTCAAAAAGCACTGACATGTTGGAAATTTCCGCAACCATATCGTCGGGCATTGTGAGTGTAAAAGCAAGTTCTACCTCTGGAGCTTCCACTGTACAAGCATACGCGGTAAGATTAAAGGCTCCTACAGACAATTTAACAGTGATGGACTCTTGGGCTAAGGCAACCTATCGTGGAGCAAAATATTATATTTCTGCCGATGATACCGTAAATGGACACGTGACCAACATGGAGGCATTGGTTGTACACGACGGCACCGATTCTTTCATAACAACTTACAATCAACATAATTCTAACACAGCACTTGTTACACTTACTACAGAAATTGACAGCAGTGGCAATGTAAGAATATTGGCAGATCCACAGACTCCTGATGTCAAAATAAAATTTTATAGGATAAGATTGGCCGACGGTGAGTCAGATGCCACAGGCACAGACTTCAACACCATTGGTGCAGTCACAGTTTCCAGTGCGGCGACTGCCATTGATACTTTTGTGGACTCAACTTATAATGGTGCCCACTATGTCATAGTTGCAAATAACTCCGGTGAATCAGCGGCATCTATTTCAGAGGCCACGGTGGTCACAAACGGAGTAAATGCTTTTGTCACACATGGACCTGCTGTGTCATCGAAAACCACAGGACAGCTGACTTTGACAGCCGCACATGATGGATCCAACACCGTTACATTGAGTGCCGCATCAAGTTCAGGATCAAGCACAACGGTCAATGCCTTCAGGATACACTTGCTGGCACAGAACGAATTTGCCTATGATGTGATCGACTCGTTTGCTCATGGCACACATCAAGGTGCCCAATATATCATTGTTGGAAAAAATGGAGACAACGAATCACAGATTGCCGATGTAGGCGTGGTAACAGATGGTACAAACGCATTCATAATGCAAGAAGGTGCCAACATCAGCACACACTCAACTTCTGCTAGATTGATGGATTTTTCAACAGCAGTAAATGGAGATAATGTAGAATTGAGGGCACGTAATAATCAAGAAAACACAGACACCACAGTGAACATACACAAATTGGTGTTGGGTAGGGCGGCAGGAAATCCAAGTTCTATCAAAACTTTGGATACGTTTTCGGCCAGCACATTCAGAGGTGCCAAATACGCAGTTTCGATCAGTGATTCTGCAAGTGGTGATCTCGGACTTTATGAAATTTGTGATGTCGCTTTAACGCATGACGGCAGTAATGTATTCTTATCTGTGTTTGGTAGGACCACAAATGCCTCACAAGACACTGTCACATTCAGTGCTGACATAGATAGCGGAAATGTGCGCCTACGTGGAACGATAAGTAATACTAATACACATACAGTGACGGTGGTAAGAAAGGTAATGAACACATAAAATGCCAAGAATTAATTTAAATGTAGGAACAAACGCCAACGACGGCACAGGTGACACGTTACGTGACGCAATGATCAATGTGAACACCATGTTCACAGAAGTTTATAATTCACCTGGCATCAGCTCGGACACACTAACATTCACAGGCAACGAAATCAGTGCAGTAAGAAGTAATGATGACATTGTTTTTGCACCCTCCGGATCCGGAGGTGTAGTATTGCCTGCAATAAAATTCAATGGAAACAACATCGAAGGTATAAGAACTAACGATGACATAAATTTGTTGCCATCGGGCACTGGTAGAGTTATTTTTGGCTCTATAGCAATTAACGGCACAACATTAAGTTCCGATGATTCCTCGTCTATCAATATCAATGAAGGACTTATAGTAGATGGCACTCTAGCAACATCTGGTGCGGCAACAGTTTCAGGAACAATTACCGCGGCGACAGGATCTACTTTTGGAAACCTTACACTGGCAAATGGATCAATAACAGATTCATCGGGTGCAATAAGTTTTGGAAATGAAAACCTATCAACCACAGGCACAATGACTGCCGCTACTGGTTCAAGCATAGGAAACATTACACTGGCAAATGGATCAATAACAGATTCTGGTGGGGAGATAAGTTTTGGCAACGAAAATCTAACAACTACAGGAACATTGACAGTTGATGGTCTTGCAACTTTAGGAAATCTGACTGTAACAGGAACCTCAACTCTGGCAGGGACTGTAACCATAGATAACTTGACTTTCAATGACAACATTATAGGATCAAGTTCAAATGCAGATATAAGATTGATACCTGGTGGAACAGGCTCGGTCATAATTGATAACTTGACGATCGATAGCAATATCAATATAACCGATAACATCATCTCCACGACCGTATCAAATTCAAATTTAGAACTTCAGCCTAGTGGCTCAGGAACCGTTATAGTAAACAGCGACTTAGACATCGATGGTGGAACAATTGATGGCACCACGATTGGTGGTTCTACGGCGGCGGCTGGTACATTCACAACTTTGACCGCAAACACTTCAGTCACAATCGATGGAGTCACGATCACAGACAACACAGTGTCTGCCAACGCATCAAATTCAAACCTTGAACTTACCGGCAATGGCTCAGGCGGTGTAACAATTAGTGGATTCACTTTCCCATCATCAGATGGGTCATCAGGGCAGTTCCTAAAAACAAACGGCCTTGGGGTTTTGTCTTTTGGTACAGCAGGTGCAGATTTAGATCATTCAGATATCGCAGATGCCTCGACAACAGTGGCAAGTTCCGCGACCACAGTGCTGAACACTTTCGCAGTTGGAACATACAGAAGTGCCAAGTATTTCATATCCATAGTAGACGCAACCAACAGCAGATATGAGATAGTAGAGGCCAATGTCACACATGATGGATCCGATGCTTACATATCCACATTTGGATCAACAACGAACTACACCGGTCCACTGACAACTTTTTCAGCAGATGTCAGCGGTGGCAATGCTAGGGTGTTGGTAACAAACATATCCGATAACAGCACGGTATTCAAATTCCAAGCCATCTATATAGACGTATAAAATTACATTAGGTTTATAAAATATCTAATAAATATTGTATGAACAAAGGAAGATACAAGTGGCACAACAGACCATAAGCATAGGATCTACAGCAAACGACGGAACAGGTGATTCGTTACGTGTTGCTTTCAACAAGATAAACTCGATGTTCACAGAGTTGTATGGTGAAACAGCCGCGGATTCTCAGATATCTTTTTCCGGAAACAAAATTAGTTCCAACGTGTCAAATGCCAATCTAGTGCTGGAGGCCAGTGGCACTGGTGCCATAGAAATGGAAGGCATCCAAATCAGAGACAACTATATTGAAGGTACAAGAAGCAATGAAGACCTAAACATCACTGCGTCTGGCACAGGTGCCATAAGTTTAGAAGGATTAAAAATTCGAGACAACCATATCGAAGCAACACGCAGTAATGACAATTTAATATTGTCTGCGTCGGGGACCGGCAATATATTATTGGGTGCAGTCAAAATAAATGGAACAACATTGAGTTCAGATGACTCAAGCAAAATTTCAATCGCAGAAGCAGTTGATGTGAATGGCAACTTGGTTGTCACAGGTTCACAGATTGATTTTACAAATTTACCAACAAGCGATCCTGGAACAGCAGGAAGGCTTTATAGAGATGGTGCAACAGTGAAGGTAAGCATATAAGATGGCAAAGCAATCAATCAATATAGGTAGTTCGGCTAACGACAAGACCGGTGATCCGTTAAGAACAGCGTTTAACAAGATAAACGAAAACTTCACAGAGTTATACGGTGCTTCACCTTTTGGACAACAGGTAACAATATCAGGCAACCAAATTTCAGCCAATGAATCAAATGCGGATCTTGTGTTAT